GCTTACGCTGCAAGACGACCAGTAGCTTGCGCTACAGTTCGTCATCTCCCCCCTCGGGTTGGTCCCAAGGATCGTCAGAAAAGAGGATGCTAAACAAGTTATCCTCAAATTCCTCTCGGTCACTTCGATCAATGTCTATATGACTACGCAAGTATGTTATATAGGTGCCCTTGCGGGCTGATGCACGAGTGTTGGCCATACGTGATATTACGCGTGTGAGGTCTCCGCCGCCTTCTCGTCCTACAAGTGTAAAGATTTCCTTGTTGGACCAGTCTGATCGACCGTACTCGACTTCTACCGTATACAGGTTATCCTGTATCTGTTTCGACTCCCGCTCCGCAATATATTCTAGCGGATGTTTAAAGGGACCCTCAGGTACTTCGATACCGACATGTATGCTCCATTTGTCGGCCTTACTACATTCGGCTGCCCTAAGATCGAGCTCTCTCTTTCTGGTCAGTAAGTCACTGACCTGCAACTTTAACGTTGCGTATCGAGATCGAGCCGCCTTAAGCATATCAGTAAAGTAGTCAATCGTTAAACCGCCTACTTTCATATTGAACTCTGTAAAGGGCTCCTTATGATTGCAGGATAATCTCAAGCCGAGACTCCTATTGAGATGGGCAACTGCCCACCACTCTAGTGTTTTGTCTCCTCCTGACGGGGTAACGTACTGATGAAATGCTTCTAAATCCTTGCAATTCCGGAGAGACGTAACATAGTGTCTCCCAAGTCTTGCTTGGAGATATGCACAAAATGTAGGGGTTTGGAACGGAGTAAGGAAAGTGTAACCTCGTTCTCTAGCAACTTGTGAAACAGACCACAAAGCAGAAATGTTTTTGTGTGTCTCGATCATGGCTGCTAAAGGAAAGGCTGTCATTTCGATGTCGTTGTGAACTATTCGTTTGGCGAATTCAAAGGTGTCTTTTGATACCAAGGATTTCTGATCGGATATAGTAACTCCGAGTCCTATGATTAGTTCTTTGTACCGTCTAGCCACTGAAGTATTGGAAATGACTAGATCATCACCCAAGATACAATAATCCTTAAATGTATTAGGATTATAGCCTTCTTTATAGGCGCTGTATCTTACACAAAGGTGATGGCATAGTGAGAAGATTCCCCATGAGCTATACGCTCCCATAGGTTGACCGACAGAGTAAAGAATTTCTTCTTTGCCGGAGCCTATGGTAAAAGGTAACCTCGTGAGGATTCGACGCCAAGCACTAGCACGCTCCTTTGAAGAGAACACTTCAACAAGTGTTTGTTGTACAGTAATAGGAAATCTGTCTGTTGCTGCACTTAAGTCAAAGGAATGATAGTTAGTGCGACCGGCCATGTGTTTTACAAATCCAGCTTGGTTAAAGGTCATATCTGGCTCTAGTCTGCGAAGTTGGGCGAATGCCCAATCATGCACAGGTTTGAGCGCAGTTTGTGACCAATAATCCAGAATAGCTATAACTCTTGTCTTCCCCTCGGGAGCAGGGATCCCGGTGACCCTCCGAAGCGTGTCTTTACGCTTACGTGTCGTGTTCCGCCCCTGTTTTAACCCTTTGGTTTCCCGCAGGTCAGCGAGCTTCTCGCTGATATCCAAGAGGATTTCAAGCCGATTATAGCAATTCTTTAGGTTTGTTCCGAGAGATGAACCTCCTAAGGTTATAAGATCCATCAGGGTCTCTTGATCTAAGAGTTGTAGATCTTTGAACATTCCCCAAGTCGCGGGGCCATTTGGCCCCGCTGATGTGGATTTGTGAAACTCGGACCAGTAAGGTATCTCTTCAGATTTAAAGACACCCTTAGCGTGAATCCGAATCCATTCGGAGAATTCCTGTTCTACATTTATATCAGATGTAGAGGGGTTCGTTATAGTTGTCGAGTCGATCTTTAGAGCACTCTTCATTAAGTATGACACTTGTAAAAGAGTCAGAATGTTTTGAAGGGTCCTCTTATCTTTCTGCAAGATGAGTAATCCCACTTTCCCTTTGAAGAAATAGGAAGGTAGGCCATCTCGCATACGGGTAAAAGGAATGCTTACACGGTTTCCGGAAAGTACTTGATATATTGAGACCCTTACGGCCTTAATATAGCGAATACAATCCTTTGGACCTCGCGTGACGTATATGGTCTCGACTTTGTGCATTATTTCACGATAAGCTTCCAAGTCAGAATGTAACTTTTGTTCTGACGACGAGTTCTCAATGTTTTCTATAACATTGAGGTTATTAGTATGGTTATGTAGATAAAGTGTAAAAGCTTTATCAAAGTAATCAGAAAACAATGTTGTGCGAAAAGTGTTCATGGTCGGAATAGTATACCTTCCAATGCTCTCTCCCAATAGTTACATTGGGGTGCCTGGTACGGTTCGCGAGCTCTGTCCTTACGAAAGTCCAATTGTCCTTTCGAG